GAGTTAAATTTCTGGGCTAAATGCCATCCGTCAAGAGTTCCGGCGGCAGTAGATTTAAATAAGCCTGAAATTTGTGATGGTTTATAACGATACTCTGCCCAGCGTTCCTGATAGCCAAATACGTCATTGTCAGCAGAAGTGCCCTGAACGTAAATTTCTTTGTTTAGGACAGCCTGCTCTCCTAAATGCGCAAAAGCAGGGAAATAAAAGTCATATCGTGTTGAACGGCTCCACATACGTGGTAAGCCTTGTTGGTATGTTAAATCTGCACGTACGGACACAAGTCCGATAATTACGCCGTGCTCAGTAAACGATTGAGTAAATCCATGATTATGAGCCAAGGCAGTACCCATAGCAGCAAGTGTGCCCATAGGGGTAGACGATCCAGTAACAGTACTACTGCTTGTTTGAGCGATCGGATTGATATTGATATCGGTCGATCCTCCGCCGAGATACTCCGGACGTTGAAGGCGAGCATCAGGGCTGACAACGCCAAAATGAGCACGAATAATTTCAGTATATCGAGTACCGCCCCTAGCGTCTCGTTCCAAAAGTTTTTGAATCTGAAATGCTTGGCGAATTTGATTAATAGTTGCAGCTGTTGCTTCTGAGAGGTCTGCATAAAGTACGTCTTCTCCAATTTTACGATCCCAGATATAAACGGCATCGTCAGATTTTCTAATAAGGGTGCGTTTTTGAGTTCCTTTCATAACTTGTACGGAACTTGTAGTTTCAGCACCATCAAATCTGATTGGGGCTGAATTGCCAAGTGGCAACATAACGCTTTCGCCTTTTTGCGGCCAAGGTAGTGCAGAAGTAAAATAATCGTGTCGTTTTCCACGACGTTGTAATGTGTAGTCGGCCGGATTATCCGGACCGTCGTCAAGATCGACAGGTAGCGAATCTTGTAAGTTTTGATCTCGGAACCATTCGTTCCAAATCAAATTGTAAGCTCGTGGCCAGAACGAGCAATGTGTTACGGTTGCGGCTCCGCCGATTTGTCCAACCGTTGGTAAACCCATGTAGTCTTGGAGACTATTTACGGCGTAACCGCCAGCAGGGCTAGTAGTTGTAGGAACAATATAAGATATAGAATCACCCGGATCATTTTGTTCTCCCATAAATTTTTGCCAATTATTCCAAATTAAGCGGTTAGGAACAAAAAAGAAGAAGCTGTCCAGCTTCATGTTATCCATGATCGGGTAAATTGGTGTTGCCATTCGTGCGAAGGCAGTCATTTTGAAGTTAAACGTGTCCCCTGGGAGCACTTCGTTCACGTATACGGGTACAAGGTAGCCCGAATCGAGTGTAGTTTTATGTGCGCTTTGAACATCGAATTTAGATCGAGGTATATCGGCACGTGGCACCATTGCGAATTGGTGGGTATTTACGGAGCGATTGCGGTGCATTTTTTTCCTTGGTAGTGTCCTCTGGAAGAGGGTGGGGCTTTCGCCCCGCCCTTCCACGAGGTGTGTTTAGTTAGGATATTTTTACTTGTTTACCTAACGATAATAGTTTTGGTTGTTCATGTAAAGAGAATAAACCGGTGTTATCGTCGAATTCTCCCAATTCATATAGGTCGAAGTCGTCGGGGTGATTGTAAAGCTGATTTTCAGCATTATTACGGTTAATTTCATCTGAGAAAGAACGGATTGCTACTCCAGCTGATGGTACGAACATTGGACGGCCATAAGCGTCTGCAGCTCGGTCTTTAACGGTACATATGATTTGTTTCATGAGGTTTTTTCCTTATGTGAGTTTTCGTTTAAGTTGTTGAAGTTTAGCTTTTTGTACTGTTTCTTTTACGAGCAGTCTTTCATAGCTATGTTCTTCAGGTCGTAGTTTAGCTTGTTTTTCTCTTGTGTAAAGTATTTGATCGTATTCATAAGGGTTTTCCTTAGAATATAACTGATCATAATATTTTGGTGGTTTTAATTTTTTTCCACGAATTTCTACGAAATCGTGAGGGTAGACGTCATTTTTGTATTTTCTATACCAATCTGCGCCTATTCCGGGTTTTAAGCTCATTTGATTATATTCAGGTTGTAATTTTATTAGCTCACCCGTTTGCAAGTCACAGAAGGTATAGTGATTTGGGTCTACTTTTCCAGTTTGTTTTTGCATAATGTATCGAGCAACGTAAGCAGCTGACTCGAATGTAACGTCTCCAATGGAGGAATAACCATATGTCCAGAGCTTTTCAAGGTCTTTGGATGTATAAAGGACAGAACCAGAGGCAGTCCTTTGGTGTAGTTTCTTATCATGAAAATCGTATCCGAAGATACAGGCGTGGAAGTGAGGTCGGCCGAAGCTTGTGCCGTACTCTCCAGCCATGTAGTAACGTAATTTTGCAGGTGCAATGAATTTACGTAATCGTTTGATAAATTTTTGGAAGTCGCTCTTGGTAAGCGATCCATTTTGTGGAAGATTTTCGTCATTATAAGTGAGGGTTATAAAACAGTTGTTTTCGTGTAGTTGCGCTTCATGAATGCAGCGCATTGCCCACTGGCGTGAGCGTTCTAGCCTGCAGCCAATACATTGGCCGCAGGGTAGGGAAATCTGACGATCATGTTCGTCAGTTTCCTTAAATGAGACACGGCGAAATGATTTGCCGGTCGCATTGTTTGTTTGATGTCCACTTAGGTAAGCGGTGAGTGGGTGATAACAGGCCATGTGAGGTGGTCCTTAAGTTGGTTAAAGTCGAATACCGCCCCGCATTGGGTTGGTTTTTAGGTTTGCATAAGCCGTTTTTCCGGCTTGTTTACGGAAAGTCTTTGCAGACTTTGATTTATTGACTTTTTTTCTCATCATTTTCATTTTTTTATGTCCTTGGTTATCGTGTTTTTTAGGTGATTGGTGTCACCTAGCACAGTTACATCAAGTAAGGTAACTGTGCTGCCCTCATTCTGAGGGCTCGGTGACTTGTTTTTCGGCTGCTGAAGCAGGCTCGGAATTAGCCGTAGGGCTAATATTTACGAGACCAAGCTTTTCAGCTTCGGCTCGGTTTTCTGGATTGTCCAAGAATTGGACTAAGTTTGCAGGATCATTGCCAAACTTATTGCGAAGTTGGGCTGGCAAGGCAGCAAATTCGCTTTCTGACGCGATAATCGCGTTTAGTGCGGTATGGTAGTCATGGACGCCTGAAAAGTCGCCATAGGTACCGCTAATTGTGTTTACGGGCACTTGCCCGGTTTTTCCAAAGCGTTCGAGGATGACATTAATGTCACACTCGTCTTTGTGGTGCTGCTGCGCCCGGGTGGGTTCCTCACAAACCAGCCCGGACGCATTTGACGCAGCGTTGTGGTCGTAGTTAAATTGGGTTCTTAAAAATGTAGTTTCTTTTTTCATTTCATTTTTCCAAATGGTAAGTAGCGTTGATATTTGTCATATTGGCTATGAAGCATGCCCTTTATGTCTTGATAAATTGGTTTTGTACTGGAAGGTGCGCTTCCAGTTTTTGCTAACGAGGTTAACTCGTTTGTATATCGAGTTTGCGCCCTGGCTTGTAAATCCTGGGCACCTTGTAATGCACTCGATGTTTGTAGTTGTTGTATTTGGGCATCTCTGAATTGCCCAAATTTGCCGTATCCCGGCATTTGAGCTAGTTCCCTAGCTGTTTGAGCTCTAAGGTTTGCTGCATGATCGAGTGATAAAAATCGATCAGCATTAGTTTTTTCAGCTTGTTCTTCAATAAGAACGTTTTGATTGCGCATATTTTGATATTGCGCTACGGCTAAAGCGCCTTCTTTAGCTGAATTTCCGGCTTCGCCGAGTGGATTTCCCATTTGTGCGGTTGCACCTTGAGGGGTGCCCGCTCCGCCTTGTGTATAGGCAAGCATGGGATTAAGGCCAGCTGCTTTTAAATCGGCTACAGCAGTTTGATATTGGGTTTCACGCATACGCTCTTGAAAACCCATTTGTTGCTGAGCCATAGCAGCATTAGCCTTGTTTTGTTGGCTGCCGCCAATAAGACTGGCGGCAGCTCCAATTCCGGCACCAATGATCGATCCCCACATATTAGAAGTGGTCGATTAAGCCAGGTACTGAGTACATTGGCATTGGTCTAGCCATTTTGACGTCAAAAAATGAGTCAAATAGGAATTGTTGTCCATTAGCTTCGTCGCCTACTGCTAGAGCGCGATCTAATGGTGGTTGATCTTGAATAAACGTATTATTCAAGGTTGGTAATGAGTTAAATTTCTGGGCTAAATGCCATCCGTCAAGAGTTCCGGCGGCAGTAGATTTAAATAAACCTGAAATTTGTGATGGTTTGTAACGATACTCTGCCCAGCGTTCTTGATAGCCAAATACGTCATTGTCAGCAGAAGTGCCCTGAACGTAAATTTCTTTGTTTAGGACGGCCTGCTCTCCTAAATGCGCAAAAGCAGGGAAATAGAAGTCATATCGTGTTGAACGGCTCCACATACGTGGTAAGCCTTGTTGGTA